GTACATTGACTTCCGACTGTCTTGTACAACACGGTTGTCTCGTTGACAACGTGACGTTTGAAGTCCGACTTCTTCATACGGGTTCGTCGCTTGGGCTTCTTACCCGCTCCTCGAACCTCATGTCCTAGATTGAAGATGCCAGCCCACTTACTCTTGTTCTTTACCTTGCAGGAGTAGAACAGCTTGGAGCGGTCATCTGGACTGTCTAAGTTTATAGGTGTGTCACCCATAGCATATGCAGCAAGTTCTTCGAGTCGGCGTTCTAGGGTGAACAGTTCATCCTCGTACTCACGCCGGATGTCAGCGAGAGTGGTCTTGTTTATCTTGATGCCGTTCCGTTCTATACGGGACAGCGTGTCCGTCATCTCAAGCGACAGACGCAAAGTGGGCAAGAGTGTTTGGTTGTTCATTGAATAGTTCCTCAAATGTAGTGCCAAAGGCTTCGAGTTGTGCAAGGGCTACTTGCTCTGTGGAAATGACATCTGCCTTTCCATATGTTTCAATTATGTCCCACGGTATGTCATAAAATGTCTTACCCTCTTTGAGATACGATGCCACAAGGTCCTTCTCCTTTTGCACATCACTATACTTTTCTGCAAGAGCAGCAAGTGAAAGAGGCCACCTTTGGGAACGGGCAAGAATATATTCTGCAACCATTGTATCATAGACATGTCCTTCGTAAGTGAACCCGCACTCGCGAATCCACGATAAATCAAACTTTATGTTTTGTCCCACAACCACATCAGCCTTGTCAAGAGCCGCCTGAAACAACTCAAATGCAAAGTCGTGTGGTTCGCGAACACTGTGGTAGTAGCACTGATACTGAACGTATGGCTCACCTAACCACTTAAAACCTAGGGAAACCAGAGAGTTACCGAAGTACGGCAGTGCTGTTGTTGAACCATTTGCCTTGGGCTTGTGAGTAGTCTCCACATCAAAAGTAAGCACCTTCATTTGTTTTCTCCAAATGTGTGTATCATGTGACAGTTCGCGCAGAGAACCCTACACTTCCTAACCTCATCCATCAAACGTTTTAGTTTCAAGGTTACCATGTTAGATACATCTCTAACCTTTAGGGATGGGTCTAGGTGGTCAAACTGTAGAGCCGCTGCATGTTCCTTGTAACCACACAAACTGCACCCCTTTGATGTTTTGTATATGTTCAACCAACGTCGTCGTATTTTTTTGATACGTATTTTGTTATCGTAGTTTCTTTTTTTAGCGGCATAAAACTTATCCGGGCTTCTCCAGTCCTGATGTTTACCTGTCATACCCCAGAACACCATACCGTCTTCTCTAATATCTCCATGCTTGGGCATCAGTAGTACACCCCCCTCTGAATATCTATGTGGCTGTTGAACATACCGTGCCATCCATTCAGCTTGTTCTTGGATATGCAAATGTGCCGTGTGGTGTTCTCTTCCTCTGATGTACCCGTCTTACCTATACCAATGATAACATCTGCCTCACCAGCCTTACCAGTTCGCGAACCATCTAGCATGGCATAGTCGATGAACTGCCTGTCGTGGGCTTCAAAGCTTGCCTGACTAACAGACCACACAAGGAGTTTATTACGCTTGGCAATCTCACGAGCCAAGACGTAGGTTTCCTTGAGTCGTTCATCACCACGGTTGAACTCACCGTTCACCCTGAACTTATCTAGCTGGTCACAGAACATGACATCAGGTTCGTTTAGTTGAGCGTAGTCGTTTAGTTCATCCATAGATGTACCCACCGAATCCATCACGGTCAGGTAGGGTTCTATCTCTTCTAGGCACCTAGGCAACAGAGCCTCTGCACCCGCATTCATCTCATCGTATGTCATACCAAAGTAACTCTGTATGATACGCAGCTTTATCTTTTCTGCAGGTTCCTCGTTAGCCCAGTACACAACCCTTTGTTTTTGTTTAACATAACTGGCTGCTATGAAAGCACAGAAGGTAGTCTTACCAACTTCGGGACGGGCAAATATTATACCTAAGTTACCTCTGTCCATTCCCGGCAGGTTTTCCTGTAGCAAGTCCCAACTAAAAGGGAAGTCAGGCGCACCCGTACCCTCTTCTAGTAGCTGGGTAAAGTCCTTGGATACCTCGCTATATGTAGTCTTGTCGGACATACGCCCATCCTCGACCATGTCAATCAGGGTCTTGAGTTCGCCAAAGTGTTCGGACTCGCCCGTAAAGATAGCGATGGCTTTCTCACCAATCTGCCTAGCCCTGTCCCGAACCCAGAAATTCTTTACAACATCCAGTTCGAGGGACATGTCAGGAGATATGTGCGTGGGTAGACTTCCTATTATGTCATACAGTTCGAACACCGCACTCTTAGGCATTGCCGGATTACGGTCATTGACTAAAGCAGATAGCTGATTAGGGTGTATGTCTATGTCGTAGCTCTTGTGTCCGTAAGTGATAGTGTCGAACAGCGTTGCATAACGCCCCTCGAACATATCACGACTGACAATATTCTTTACCTTACCATAGAAGTCTTTGTTTAGTATAAACCCAAGAACCTGTAGTTCAAGGGATATATCTTTCGAAGGTTCGTTTTCGTTCATCATCTGTCATATCTTTCACATCTTTGTTTAAAACAACTAAACTTGTTGGCCTGATGGCCTGTAGTCTGCGAACCAAATCTAATGCTTTCTTGGTTGCATCCTTGTCTAAGGCTACAAGAAGCCTATCATATTTTCTTAAATAGGGCAAGTGACTGTCCTGTAAGTTAGTTCCTAGCAGAGCTACTCCCGACAAAGTATCTGAAACAGAACAAGCACTAGCGCAATCTTCCAAAATAACTCCCACCCGCTGGGAACCACAGACAAAAGGTAATGCAGATTTTCCATATCTCCACCATTTAGGTTTGATGTTATCTAAACTACGACCCGCCGCATCAACCACCTGTCTGCCATCCTTTATCAGGTAGACAACACGGTTCATACGAAAGTCATAACGAATATCGACGCGACCAGCAAGGTACGCATCGTAGGCATTTGCCCGTTTGACATAGGATTCGGCACGAGGTTCGCGGGACAGGGCAACAAACGTGTCAGGTAGTTCGAATGGTGTGCTTGAGTTATTGTTTGTTTCCAATGACTTAGTGCGTAACAGGGGGTGGATACCAGTGTCTTTGCGTATCCTAAATCCTGTTCGCCCACGAACCCCACAGTCTGCATGGAAGCAGAACCATAAACGTTCACCCCCTGTGTCCGAAACACTGAAGGTATTTTTCTTGCCACACGCAGGGCAGTCCATCCGTAGACGACCTTCCGGTGCGATTGACAAATCAGTAACGTAGTCTTTTAGCCAAACTGTCATGGGCTATCTCCTATGACCCGACAACTACAGAACCACAAAAGTTGTGTCAAGTACATTTTTCGTTTGACAAACGCTTGACAGACATGTTACGCAATACGAACACTGACCCTATAGGGAAACCCTATTATGAAGATACCTAATAAAATTAACCCTATAGCTAAACTATTAAGGGACAAGAAGTATCAGAAACAAGTTGTCCCCAATAAGAGGAAAGACAAGTTAGATAAACTGGCAAAGAAGGAACTTAACAATGCCAAGACCAAACAAGATACTTGAACCCACCAAGACATACAACCTACTGATGAAGGAACAGCAGTATGATAAGCTTGCATACATGGCACATCACATGCAAAAGAGTTCCCTCGAACAGGTTGCAGTAGCCGACCTGATTCGGGACGCAATAGACGTTTACTTAGAATCTTACGAGGATGAACATGGAATCGTTGAAAACCCCAAAACTTAAATTAGAGATAGTTCGCAGGCACTGTGACGATAGGTGGACTGTCAACACACCAGCATCGTCTGTTCGCATTGGTGAGACAAACAGGGACGCAGTGAAGAAAAAAGACTGTGTGGATTATTTGCGGCTCGTTACAATATTTATTGGAAAAAGTGAAAATGAATGTCGTTTATGGGTTGACGGGAACAAACAAACACTGGTAAAACTGGGGACACCTTACGAAGTAGCTTAGTAGTAAGGTTGAACAGGGGGAGTGGTTACCCCTTGTACTTTCGTTGGTTGGTTGAAGAGCGGGGCTGGATTAATTTCTAGTCCCGTTTCTTTTTTTGTTGACAGGGTAGTTTGTTTCCTATATCGGTTACTTATCAACTGCCAGAGAGGAGAAACCAAATGGCGAAGAAACAAAAGACTGAGTGGGAAATCACTAACGAGAATCGTGCTAAGACTTGGAAGCATTTGTCTCCCGAACAAAAGGAAGCCCTAAAAGGTTTGCGGGATGCGTGGAGAGAATTGCAGTGGAGTTACGCTGAGTTTTGTCACCCCAATTATGGTGACCTTGTAAAGATGGATGATGCCTGTCATAAAATTTACCGTGTTTTGTTTGAAGAGGACAAGTGATGCCAAAATTTGAAGTAACCCGAAGCTATTTAGTGTCTCAAGTGGCTGTTCTCGAAGCTGAGAACGCCAATCAAGCTAGAATAATAGCTATGAACTGGGATGGATTTTGGAAAGAATACGATGGCGAATATTTACCCGACATTACAGTGGAGCAAGTAAATGACGTTTGACCCAAACAAAACTTACACTATACATGTATGGGACATGCCTGTATCTGTAGTGGATGACGAAACAGAAGACTTTATCCGTAATGAGGATGGAACTGTAAAACTATTCAATGTAAATAATTACGATTACTCGTACATTTGTGATGGTATTACTGTGGATGACTTGTGGGAGAAAACCGATGACTGATGAAAAAACACTAAAGATGTATGAACCCCCAATGCTAACGGCAACTGAAGCCAACGCCTTGATGGTGATGCTGGACAGCGAAATAAACTGCTGTTTCAAGTTTCATCGTCTCGACCTTGACGATTGGGAAAACCTAGACTTGGTTGCATACAAATTAAAAGCCTATCACAAGTTCAAGACATGGTATCACTCACAGTTTAAGCACAAAGATATCTATGGGGGTGAACATGAGTAAAATGAGCGACTGGTCAATTCAGCTAGAGGAAGACTTCTGGGACGTAGCAAACAAGGTAATTGGTGGCTGCGAATACTTGGGGCAGTTTATGCAGGAAATGGAACCTCACCGCGACTGGCTGGGTACACATAGCAACGCCGAATATGCCGACATGCTGCGGGAAGCGTGGGACGACTACTGGAGTGACAAACAATGACAAATCGCTCACGCCAAAACTTTGACAAATCGCCCACGCTAAAACGAGACAAACCAACCACGCTAAACCCCAAGTATAAATGTGATACTTGCGGCGAACCCGCGATGGTGGTTGAGATGGACAGGTACTATTCCTGTCCAGAATGTTACTTAGAAAGATTGCGCGATAAATTAAAAGTACTTGACCGCGCCGGAAACTACCATTAAAAGAAACCTAACCTAAACCAATACAAGGAACCGAACCGATGAAAAAGAGAATACATATAAACCAACATGTAATTCGTTCTAATGCAAAGAACGGGACGCATGAACCCGTAATTACTGTAAAGACCAGTAAAAGCAATCATTACACCTATGCAGCAGAAATTGACGGACTGTCGCGGGTGGTATATTCCCCAGATAAACCATTATCTTGTGGTGCTAAAGTTTGGATAGAAACCGACGCACCAGTCTGGATTCATACGGGGGAAACAATACGATGAAACGACCAACTAAACTAGCTCACAAAAAACTAGTCTCTAATATTACTCATTGTTATCTAGATGCTGACCCAATACAGATAAAGGGCGGGATGGCATGGTATGCTGCGGCCTACGATGCTGCGTATGATATCGGCAATAAATACGGGATAGGTGTTTACCTTGTTGTTGCTGTTATTTCTGCACTGTCGCCAAATAACAAATGGGAACGCAACGTTAAAAATGCCGACGCTTTAATCGGTGCCTTTCTAAAAGGTGACGGTATCGACTCCGTGAAAGTGTCAACTTACCACGCTATGAAAAAGAAAGCTTGGGATATATTGGCAGAACGTCCAGCCTATGATAGGGCAAAGGCTATGCTGAAGGGGCAAAAGATAACATCATTCTTTTGTGACATCATGGGCGAGTTCAACGTTACTATTGACGGGCATGCAAGAAACATTGCTTATAATGAGCGTATCGGATTAACCGACGACCGAACTAATATCGGGGTGCGCGAATATAAAGCATTGCAGGAGGCTTACAAGGAAGCTGCGAACAATGCGGGAATAATGCCCTACCAATTGCAGGCTATTACTTGGCGTGTTTGGCGCGACCGTTACGGGATAACATGACAAAATGCCCACGTTAAACTTTTTTATTGGGGCTAGTATGTTACTTGCAGTGTCCTTAGTGGTTCGGGGGGACTGAGTGCGGTATTAGCAACGGGTGCCGCGAGTCGCGGGGCGGCATCCATTTTTTTTGTCCCACAACGTCAATTATTGGGAATCATATGTTAGTATGTAATTAGATGAAGAAATGATTTACCTTGACGCATCCGGCAGCGGGTGCAATAACAGTCCGGCGGGGTTGTCCCGCTAACCACAACGAAAGGAACATTGATATGTTCGATTTAGTAGAAGTAAACACCGACCTAAACCTTGTTGAACACAACGACCCATCAAACATCGAATTGTTTACCCGTCGCGGCTCTGTCCGGCGGGTGCCAATCGAGGCAATCACGACTAGAAGTGCTGATAGTTATGAAGAAATAGCAGGGCGGCATGATTTAATAGAAGTATGTGAGCCAGTACCAATGCCCGAATATTCAGCCCTACAAAATACGGCTTCCGGTGCAATCCTGAACACTAGGCCAATTGGTAAAACCTACAATCTGGTGCCGCATGATAAGCTATTCCGGCGGCAAGCCGAATTGTTGCAAGAGACTGACTTGCCCTTGTCGAATGTAAAGGTAATCGACAGGGTATATAATGACGGGCTTCGAGCGCATCGAACAATCCACTTTAACGACCTTGAAACCACAATTGGGGACTCCAGCGACCGCGTAAATTGCCGGATGGATGTTTTTAATTCCGTAGACATGTCATGGTCTTTTCAAGTATTCAGCGGAGCATATCGTGACTTGTGCCGGAATACTTTGGTGTTTGGTGGTGAAAAGGCCTATCACCAAAAAGCAAAACATACAAAGAACTTGTCGCCGGATGCGTTAATTAGCAAGGCGGGTGGCAGTCTGGAGATGTGGACGGGGCAGCGCGACAAGATGAACTTGTGGGCGGGTGCCAAGTTTACTGATGAAGCCTTTGCCGAATTGCTGGCTAAATCCATTTGTTACAAATCCAGTCGAACAGTCGAGGCGGGGCAAGGTAATCCCGTCAACGAACGCCTGATGAATAACTTGCTTTATTTGTTCGATAAGGAAAAGCGCGAATTGGGTCAAACCATGTGGGCGGCATATAATGCTTTGACCCATTGGGCAACCCATACTAACGAGGAATGGACAGACTCAAAGACGGGCAGGGAATACCAGTCTGGACGAACAACCCAGAATGTTGCGAACGTGCAGCGAACCCGCAACGACATGGTGCGAACTGTTCTTGAGTCGCCATGCTGGACTTGGGCAGAACAACGGGCAGCGGCTTAATGCTGGAATACTTACTGATTTACATACTTTTCTTTGTAATATGAAAGGAACCGAATGGAAGCCTTATATATAATCTATCGAAGCCTGACCGTCGCTTTGATAATAACAATAATATGTGCGGTCTTTATTGTGTAAACCAACGGGCATCGCCCAGAAAGAACGAACCAATGAGTAATATTCCATCAAACCTTGTAAGTGAACTAATGAGCCTTGCCGATAAGTTCGAGGAATACTATCGGCAGGACGAGCGCAAGAAGGTTTTAACCTCGTTATCTAAGGAACTGTTCGCGGATAAGAATGGGGAAAATACACGCTTGGCGGCGAAATCTGTCCGGCTGCGGCGCGGGTTTCATTCCGGCAGTAAGCTTGGCAAGCTTTATAGATGCCTTGCCAGTCGCACTTATGCCGTGAACAAAGACACGTTAATTCGTGAAACTGGAATGACTGTTGGCTCCGTGTATTCGGGGATTAGGACGCTTCGAGAAAAAGGTTATAAGATTGAAACCGTTTTTCGTAAGGGTGCCAAGTCTGCATATAAACTTGTTGCATAGCTTGAAAGCATAGTGTAACAATCTAGGGGACGGGGCAGCTTGTCCCCTTTAACTTTTCGGAAAGGAACCGAACCAATGATTAAATCAACCCTGAACATCAACAATGAAACCTTCAATGATGACGAAGCAAAGAAGCTTGTTGTTATGACTACCAGCGAACAGGCGGTTATATTGGGGCAGGTTGAAGCCCTCGAATATCAGATTAAAGGCTTGAAGGAATTGCTGCGGTCTTGCGGTTTCGACCATTACACATTCGCGACCGATTCCCCGCGAACGGTGGCGCGGCTGCAGCTTACCTACAAGCCAGATAGCAGCGAATAACCCTTTACCATTTCCTCCCTAGACTTGCCCCCGTCTATCCGGCGGGGGTCTTTTTATGTCCGGAATGTATTAATTCGGATTAACTGGCGGTAATCCCTTGGGCTTTTGGGTTGGGAATTAGGGGGGATTGCAGCGCATTTTTAACACCTAAAGCCAACTAAAATAATAACCAACATGACAAATTGCATCACCCGTGCGCGTATGGGTGCGCGTATGTTCGCGGGGTTGGGTGTATGTTCGCGGGGTTGCGGCCTAAATTATGGCAATGTTGCTGGCTGTAACAGGTAAAGAAAAAAATATTTGGCTTGGGCGCACGGGCGCGAGGGCCACCCCACCCCCCTGCCAATTGCTATGCAATCCCGACATATTTTTTGTAGTTTTAGGTTATCCATACAGGGTATTTTGCGAACCACTAGGGGGGAGACAAAAAAAGCCCCACCGGGAAACCAGCGGGGACCATTTTGCGAACCGTTAGGGGGACCTGCAGGTACACAGGGGGTTTACCCCGGCAGGACTTGGTCCTATGGTAGCGTCAAAATCACGATTTGTCAAGATTTTTTTTACTATTTTGTCATTTTTATATAAACCATGCTGAAAACATGTTGACAACACTCTCAAAAACCATCATAATACAAGAATATGACAACGGTTCGCGGGAGAACACCATGTTCGAAGCTGCATTACTTGTTTGTTTAGCTGCAGCACCCAATGAGTGTGTTGAGTTAGACGACACAAAAGGTCCCTACACTACTGAAGCTGCTTGTAAACAACGGGCAGACGAGATGGCAGCGTTCGCTACCAGTGCAAACCTGTTCGAACTAAACATAAAGTGGAAGTGTTCTGCCCCAAAAGGCTTACAAACCTAAATCCCTATGAATTTATTACCTCAGACGAGTAAAAAAGCTGCCCTGACAGAGAAACAAGAGCAGTTCTTGGATGTCCTGTTCGAAAACAACGGCAATATGTCCGTTGCTGCCGAAATTGTGGGCTATTCACCCAAATCCATAGGCTGGCTCAAGGAACGCCTAGCCGATGAAATTATAGAACGAACCAAAACCATGTTAGCAGGGCATTCCCTGTCAGCCGCGAACAAGTTAGCAAGCCTCGTAACGGCCCCTGACATAGAACGTGGGGACGACTTGCGGATGAAGGCAGCAGAATCCATCCTGAACCGCGTTGGTATCGCAAAACAGGAAACAATGAACCACAACGTACAGGCAATCCACGGGGTTGTTCTGCTACCACCTAAGAAAGAGGTAGTTATAGATGGAACTAGCAAGTAATGTTTTTCAGCGTCTAAAAGACCTGACCCTAACTAACGATGAGTTAGAGGATATGACAAAAAGTCAAGCCTATAATCATTTTGTTCGAGTATATGGCGATGATAAAGAAATGGTAGCAAAGGGCATGGAGAGGTGGAATGAACTTAACCCCAGTGCAAAAGGTCGCTCTGCAGAAAGTAGTGCAGAAAAAGACTGATGCCCCCACGCAAAAGAGTCCTAGTCCCCCCGAACCCCGAAGACTTAGGCAAGGTCGGTAGACCTAAGAAAAGACCCGGCGAGTCCAAAACCACGCACAAGATTAGTGACCGGGAACGTGCGCGGCGTTCTGTACAGATGAAGCTGAAGAATGCCAAGAAGAAGCAGGTCAAGCAGGAACAGAAAGCGACACGCAATCGCAAGAAGGTTCGCGAACTCAAAGTTGCAGCTAAGAACATAGAGAATGCCTTGAACGGCAACAAGACCCGTGTGGTAGATGCTGCAGACCTCGACGTATTACCCCCAGCAGTTACGGACCTAATAGATGATACCCCTGTCATTTTCAAACCCAATGAAGGACCTCAAGAGGACTTTCTTTCGGCTTCCGAACAGGATGTACTTTATGGCGGGGCCGCTGGCGGTGGCAAGTCATTTGCTTTACTTGCTGACCCCCTACGCTATTGCCATAATCCCAACCATCGTGGCCTTCTTCTCCGGCGAACGCTCGACGAACTAACGGAACTCATCGACAAGTCGAAGCAGCTATACCCCAAGGCATTTCCCGGCGCACACTTCAGAGAGTCCAAGTCAACGTGGGTCTTTCCATCCGGTGCAACCATGTGGTTCAC